TCCCTTGTCTTACTGGTTACTCGACTTGTTGCTCGTTCGTTTTGTTTAAGGGCGTCAGCTTGGTTCCCTACATATTCATTAACTTTGCCAACGACAATTCCCAAACCTTTCATGACTTGCGCAAAAGGCAGCACAACTACAGCAAGTTTGACAAATCGGTCTAGCCATTTGCCAGTAGAATCTTTGGCTTTGTCGGTGTTTGTTGTCAAATAGATCAAAACATCTGCATAGTCGTTGAAAGTGTCTAAAGTGTTTTTCAATACCGGGAGAAAAAGCACTCCCATTTGTGTTTGCAGGTCTTTTAGTTTGGCGGTAAAAGTACGTTGCTGGTTAGCTGCGTCTTTAGCAGTCAAAGCAAAGTTGCCCTGTTGCAGGGCTGTCTTTTCAAGAATTACAGCTTGTGCCGCAAGGCTTTTATTCTGTGGGGTTAATGCTTCTTTAGTGGTCTTAATTAGCCCTAGCTCTAAAGCCTTTTGGCGTAGGGTGGCATCGTTTAGCAGTACGCCATAACGTCTTAGCGGTTCTGCTTCGCCACGCAAACCAGCGCCAAGAGCTAATACAGCATCCTCTGGGCTTGTGTTATTAAACGAAGCTAAGTCACTTGCCAGTTTTGTAAACTGAATAGACATTTTAGTTAGGTCAGTGCCTGTCAGCCCAGCTGCTTGACCAAGAACACCAAAAGTGCCTGCAGCCTTTAATGCTTCGGTTCTAGATTGGCCAATTTTAGATGATGCTGTTTTACTGAAATCAAGGATTGAGTCGCTGGCATCACCAAAGATTTGTTTGGCTTTGCTTGTTTCCTCGTTGAGATCACTGGCCATCTTGGTTGCCTTGAAAGCGACAACAGCCAAAGTTGTCAAGGCTGCAGTGGCTGGCACCATGCTGCGCTTCATGGCAAAAGCAACTTTGTCGCTTGTCTTTTCTAGCTGCTGAAATTGACGTTGGGCTTGTTTTATGCCACCGCTGTTAAATTCTGAAACTATGTTAAGAATTACACTCATTTCATCCTCATTGCATTATTGGTTAGTCTCATCACTTTGTTTACAAGCTCTTTAACTTGGCGTTCAACATCAGCACTAGCAGACGTGTAAGCCCTGTATATGACACGAGATGGGTTGCCAAACCTATCGGTAAGGTTTTGCCCTAGTACCCCTTCGCGGCCCATGTCAAATATGGTCGCTTGTGGGCTTTTCCATCTGACACCAAAAACGCCTAAGTTTTGCGTTCTGCCACTTGGAGTTTCTCTGACTTTTCTAGCGTTTGTAAATGCAGACAAGTTTTTTCTTACCCGGGCATCAGACCAGCTCATGATGTCAGCGCCAGACTTGCCTTTCCACGATCTAACCATGCCAGACAACGGTGCCCCAGAAGGCAGCATTGTTTTTGCATCAGTAATAACTGGCTGAACAATCTGCTTAAAATCCCGGGTAATTTCACGGCGCAGTTTCTTGTCAATCGTGTTGATTTCTCTAAGAGCTTCTTTAAGTCCCGAAAATTCTGTAGTTAAATTTACTGGCATTACTTTCGACTTTCGTTAATCATTTTGATGACTGTCGAGAGGTCGTCAGTTGTGAACTCTATCTCACTTGGCCAAAACCCTGTGGCAATAAGCACCGCCGCTAGGGAATGGCGGTAGGTGCCTCGGAGAAAGGGCGGTCGTTGTCCTCGCTCACAATGTCAAGGCTGACAAGTTTTTTAATAAAGTCATCAAAAACAACAGGCACGATAATGCCGTGGGTTTGGCAAGCGCACCAGCACAGAAACGCTAAGTCCTCAATGCCAATACCATTAGCCATTTCTGACGCTTTTGTCTTAAATTTGCGTTCCCATTGTGTAACAGCCCAAAGATTGGTGGTTACTGTGAATGGGCCTTCGCCCATGTCAGCGGTCAGCTCTAGTTTCATGTCGGGTTTCCTTTGTTGGTTTGGTTATGCGACTGCAGCAGCGTATGTGCCGCCACGGAATGTCAGCGAGATGCTTGACAACTCACCGAGCGTTGCGTCAATGACTGGCAAAGACTCTAGGTATGTGCCTGTCAGTGTGAACGATGGGTTAGTAGCACCCACGGCTGCTGAGCTTGGCTTCATTACAACTGTGGTTGCTGTGCCAACAAGAGCTGCCAAAGTGGCGTAGGTCTCTGACGCTGCGTAAGACATAAAAAGTTCCACAGTCAGTTCATGATCACCAAGACCAGCTGTGTACACGCGAGAGGTACCGCCAAAGGCAGTGCTTTCAAGAGCGTCAAATTTAACAGTCAGCGTTGCTGAGGTTGTCTGGTCTGACAGATCAACTGCATTAACAGTGAGTGTTGGGTTAGAAAGGTATGTGCTGGTGGCCATGGTGTTACTCCTCTGGAGATGTTTCTACTGTTTTAGCAGATTTGGATGGGGTTTTGTCGGATTTGATGAAGCCACCTTCAATAAGGGCTTCAATGTTTGTTTCCTCAGAAGGCTCAAACTTATCGCCCGGTGTTCCAATTCTTGGTGAAATGATTGTGTACATAATTTGCCTTACGCTGTCTGTGCTTGTACGGATACTACTAGGTCATAACAAGGGTATTCGGCACCGCCAATAAGGTAAGCCGTTGGCTGGCCGTTCATGACTATGACGTTGCTTGATATGACTTTGGCTGTGATGTCTAGAAGTTGGCGCAAGACTGGCAGGCCAGCAGGGCCAGAGCCAAGCACTTTGATGGGGAAGGTCACATTGAGAATGTTGCCGTTGCCTGCAAAGGTTGTGAAGGATGGCGCGTCAATAAAGACACAGTTGGGCACAATCTTGGTCGGGTCTGTAACGACCCTAAGCCCAGCCACTGTGGCAATCTTTGCTGCCACATCATCTAAGGCTTCGTTGAGAAGGTCTGTGTAGGCCATTTAAGCGACCTGAGGGCGGTGGATGCCCAAGAGCTGCTTTATAACTGGAGTCATCGCAGAAACGCTTGCAGAGCCCATACCGTCAAATGTGGCAAAGGTGTCCTGCACCGAGCCACGGGCACGCCACAGTGCAGCTGCATACATGAGAGTACCTAGCGTGACGTCATGCCCGGGTGAAGTTGTCAGGCTGTCAAAATAGCCAGATTCCTGACGCCTGCGGTAACAGAAGTCATTAGCTGCGTTTCGAGCCTGCGTAGCCAGCGTGTAGTCATCACTTGGGTTTGTAATTTCTACGCCTAAGTATGTGATCAATTCCGCTGTTGTAATCCACGTGCAGTTCTGCGTATAGGTGATAGTGCCTGTGGCTGATGCTGTGCGATTAACGTCAGTGCCAGTACAAGCAAACAGCACCTGATTAGGGATACTGACATTGCTGTTAAAGAGCAGGTCGCCCTCGGTGTCTATGCCAATGTACTCATACTTGGGCAAGGCATAGACAACAAAGGTGCCGTTAAAGGGTGCAGCAACACTGGCAACAGTGATGGATTGCCCCACCTCTATTTCCGTGTCGGTCAGTGTTTGTAGCACTGCATAGTTGTCTAGCAGTTGCTTGAAAGTGACTGTGTATGTAGCCATCGGCGGTAGCCGCCTTTCTGACTAGGCGATTACGATGCCTTGGATGAACGATGACTTAGCAACGAAAGTTGAGAAGTAGCCGTAGTAGCTGAATGTGCGTGACAGCGTTGATGGGTTTGCAATGCTGAGAACGCCTTGCTGTGCTTCGTAGATTTCGTAGCCCGGTGCGTAAACAACAAGCATGGTGCCTGATGCAAAGTTGTTATCGACAACAAGGTTTAGGCCCATGACATCCATGCCGGTGTAAGCAAGGCCACCTACGCGACCAATGCTGTTTTGACCGATAACACCGTTAGTGGTGTAACCAAGAACAGGTCGCTTTGAGCCGTCTAACTGGCTGCCCAATTTTTCCCACACGTCAGGTGACACGCAAAGATGGGTTGGGAAGTAGTTGCTGTCCTCAGTGATTTCGCGTGCTGCGTCATACAAAGCCTTGATAAGTGATGATGGGTCATCAGCGGTCACAGTCCATGTTGAGCCTGAAGCGGTCTTACCAGATACCAAGTTGTCTGCTGCAATGTTGTCCGTTGCGATGAGGTACTCACCAGCAAGGTCATTCAAAATCAAGTTCATTGACGCTGGGTCTGTGAAGTCCATATCTTGCATTGAAAGCGTGACCTGACCAGCAACAGTTGATTTTGTAACTGTGTTAGAAGCAATGACCATGGTTGTAGCAGATACTGCTGAGCCTTCGGTCTGTGTTGCTGCACTGGTGTGAGTCGTGATGGTTGGGCGTACGAAAGTTTTGCTTGGTGTGTTCGGCATTGCGCGAGCACCAAAAGCAGAAACTACAGGGCGTACAAAGTTGAGGTCTTGAAACAATGGCCCAAGAACTGGCACTGGCAAAAGTCCCGGAGTGTCTGTGGTGAGAACATCACCAGCAGCTGCTTGAAGTGCTGTCTGCTGATCGCGTACTGCTTCTTTGTATGCAGCGTTTACGTTGTGGAAGGTGTCGCCACCTGCGTGCATTGCTGCAAGGTATTCGCCCGGGGTTGGCATAACAAACTTGCGCTTTGGCTGAGCAAAAATAGATGATGCTTCGATTACTTCTGGAACTGGGGTTTCTGACACTTCGGTCTCCTCTGACTCTGTGGGTTCAGGCTCATCGGGTGCCGTTTCTGTATTATTGCTTACTTCATCCTCTGATGTGGGGATACTCGCTGCAACATCTGTGATGGTAGCACCGCTAAAGGCTGGCTGTGGTACAAGTGACAACTCCATCCAATCGGCTGCTTCCACAATCATGACACCATCCTCGTTGTATGAAAACTTGGTGGGGTTTACGCCAACACTTACCGAGTCCAAAACTCCGTCAGCTGCAAGCACTAGGGCTTCATCGCCAAGGCTGGTGGTTGAAACTTTGGCTGTGAAATACATGGCTTCTGGGCTGTCGGCACGCTCGGTCACAAGGCCGATGGCTTGTGTTGAGTCGTGGCTCATGTAAAGCTTGGGGGCTTTGCCATCTGTGGGGAGACTGCCCGGCATGAAGCTGACAACTTGCCCACCTGAGACTGTGGCCTCAACGTTGTATGGCAAGGCAATGCCTGTGATGGTGCGCTTTGGGCTGCCGTCTTGGGCGGCATCAACGCTGAATGTGGAACTGGTAAAACGCATCATGCTAGGGACTCCTGAGTATTTTCTTTAGGTGCTGTGTCGGGCATTTTGTCGGCTACATAGTTTTCCTCTAGGTAACTGTCTGTATCGAACTTTACATAAGTGCCACGCGGTAGCACGTTATTCATGCTGAGCGTTGAGGCTATGCAATCGGCGTATGGCTTAACACCAAAGATGTAGAGATCAGCGCGTGATTGCTCACTGCTGGTGTAGGCATAAGCGCCAGTGGACACGCCTACAAGGTAGGGGGGAACACCACATAGGCGTGCCAAATCTAGCGCTGAATATTGTGCTGACTCAATCATCAGCATCTTGTCAGGGGTGGCAGTGCTGGCTTCGTAGCTCAGGAACTCGTTAAGCACCGCGGTCTGGCTGGTCAATCGAGCCTCTTGAAAGGTTGCACCAATCTCAGACAACTCTTGTGCGCTAAGTGGCTCGCCACCAGTTTGTTTTAACACGCCACTAGGCAGGCTGCTTTGTGCGTTCTTGTAACGGCTCTGCTCAATCTTTAACGCTGTAGTAATTGTCTGCTCTGAGCTGTAAACAATGCCCTGAATAGGGCTAAGGAATTGGACAATGTTGCGGTAGTCAAGATCATTGCCAGCAAAACTTATGGACTTAGACGGATGGAAAAAGACCGGGCCTTGCTCATCCAAAGTAGTTATAGAGCCAGCAGGTAAACGCTGAAACTTGCTAGGAAAGCCATCCTGCGTGCGTTCTGTGATGTACCAAAATGCACGCCCGTAGAACAGCAGGTCGTCAAGTGTCCACGCCATTAGGAAGTTGTAGGTGACAGCAGGGTCTGGCTGGCGTAGCCAAGACCTAGGGGCTAGTGGCACTTCCTCCATCTCGCCAGAAGCATCATCAAATACTTCGCCGTACATTTTTAACGGCATACAACCAATAACAGAAGCAAGCAAGTCACGCGATCTAGACACCGTGGCAATGGTCATGGCACGCTGACGCGCTGCACCTTCTTGATAGTTATAGAAGTTATCTATTGGGTTTTTGCTGTTGCCTGCTGGCGCGTATCCCACAGCGGCCTGCACTGATGGCGTTGAGATTGCGGCCTTGGTTACTGGCTTATTGAAAATACCCATAGCGGTAGTATGCCACTTTCTGTCGGGTGTGTGTGGTACTGCCCTGCTCATCCCGACAACGCCCAGAGCAGTACCGCCAACACTTTAGCGATTAACGACAACCATCATGGGTTTTGTCTTTTGCTTAGGTTTAGAAACCTGAGCCACAGCCCACACCATGCAACGGCACAGTTCTATCGGCCCGGGTGATTTTTGGCTACTGAGCACAGCGCCAGATGGCACCTTGACAAGTACCGCCCTACCGCAATGATCAGCAAGCAGTGTTTCGCCGTGGTGTTTTACATTGCCTTCATGGATCATTGACCTAACCAGCGTGGTGTATCTAGTTAGTTCTGCATAGCCAGTTAATTGGGTGCGCCTGCGCAGGGAAGTAGGGACATGTATATCAAGCGTCGGCGTAATTAGAAGCTGCACTTCTGGGTTCTCCATCACCCTGTCAATAGCAGTCCACATGTCGGCTTCGGTCTCTACCACAAACTCAGTCTGCACAATGACTTTGCCGTCAATCTCGGCAGCCCTAACACCAACATATCGAGCGTCATCTACAGAACTATCCACACTGAGATAGCCACCTGCTGGCATAGGAATATCTGTGACGTTCTTTTCCCAAACCCCAAGGTCGAGCCAAGCGCCACGCGCTGTTATCCACTGGTTTAAGTGGGCGCGCATAAACGAGTCCTTTTTTGACACAGCCCGCAAAGCGTCAATGGTGATCGTGGTACCGAGACTTGGGTTAGCCCAATACCAGTTTCGCTCGTCATACGGGTCAAGATGCCCCGGCATAGACCACTCAGCAAAATACAAAGATGACGTGAGCCCTTTGTCAATATCAGCCATTGCCTGCTGGCGCATCTTAATCATCGTTTCTGAGGACTGATCACCAGCTGTACTCCAGCAAGAAAGCAGGGGTGACCTTCGAGCAATTTGAGATGGGCGCAAAGCATCATCTACCACTTCTTGGTCAATGTCCCACAACTCATCGACCACAATCAAATCATGGCTGCCACCATGCAGGCTTTTAGTAGCTGCGCGTACTTCCCAGCGTGACCCGTCAGGCATCTCCACAGATTTACGGCCTACAGCCATCACAAGTTTTGCCCCAAAAATATCCTTCAAAATGTGAGCCAAAGAAGTAAAGATTGCCTCTGCCCGGTCAAGTTTGTTAGCCACCGACATTACCGACTGTGGGCCACCACGGATGATGGCACCCTCAGTAATCCACCACCCTAGAAGTGCCTGCAAAGCCACACTCTTGCCGGCTTGACGCGCTGTGGAAACACACGCCTCACGGAACTGCAAATCGCCATTCTCATCCTTAGACAACTGCGCAGAAATTGCATGCACCTGCCACGGCATCAACGTGATCTGCATAAAACGCTTAGCCCACTCAGCCACCAAAGGCCCATACGACAAGCCCCCAACACCCACACTTTCCAATCTGGGCTGTTCCCTGCCAATACGCCAATCCACCGCACAGTCCTCGCCAGTTACCGCCAGTTCCCGCTGATTCTTCGGATAAGAGACGGAAAT